CTAGTCCTCCTCGAAATACTCATTCAGTATCTCTCTATACTTTTCTACAAATTTGAAACGATCTTGATGAAGTTTCTTGCTCCAATTTGTTTGCCGATCCAGCTCACGCATCTGATCGAACCCTTTTTGAATTTCGTTGTAATAAAATTCAATGTTTGCTGCTGCTTTCCAATGCCTGCTACTTCGCACTCCTGCTCCTGTTTCAGCCATTTCTAACTTAACTAATTCAGCTCGTTCTTTTGATTTTTTATCTTTCTGAATCTTCATCATGATTTTCTTGAGGATGATGTCACTGTATTGTGTAATGAGATCCATTATTTCTCCTCCATATACCTAAATTGTCGTCCTTTTGAATCAATCCATAAGCTCCTAGCTCTATCCCAGATAATGTTTTTGCTTAATCCAGTAATTTCAGATAACTGTTCAGCAGTACCTGTTACTAGAATTCGATCACCATGCCAGATTGCAATTTTTCTCGGCGTTTTCCGTTTAGACTTTTCAGTCCACATTGATTTACCAAGCTTTTGGACTTCTGCAACTATTTCTTTGTCTTCTTGCCAATTCTCAGAATGTGTCAGTTCGATGATTCGTTTCATTGCAGCCTTCTTATCCACGCTCATTCCTCCAATCTACGAATTTCCCTTCTTAAATTCACTATGTGTAAATCGATTGCCTTCCTTGCCGTTTCATTGACCATCACTGCCTTTGTTCGTTCCAGATCGTCAATTTCACGTTGAATGCTTCGAATACGCATTTGAATCACTTCTTCTGTTGTCATGATGGACCACCTCGTTAAAAACGCTCTTCCTTGAACGTATTCCGATATTTTTTGGCTAATATCAACGGCACTTGATATTGATGACAGAACAACTTTGCCTTGATCTTAAAGTCTTTTGTCTGCATTCCTTTGACATCTACGACTTTGACAAGTTTGCCGTTTTTATAAAATGTGAAGTCAGGAATATACTCGATCTTGCGATACTTCTTTCCGTCTAGTTCAAATTTCGGCATCAGCTCAAATCTTTCCTGAAGTTTTACTTTCCAGCCGTTCGCTTCAGCTTGCCACAAGGCTAGATCGTAATACTCTGCTTCCGCGATAGAATCAAACTTGATACCTCGATGAACAGTTTTTTTATTACGGTATTTATTCATGCGATACTACCTTTCACTGGTTTTATGCGCTTGTCTGCTGTTTGTTGGAATTTCAGCGCATAACCTTCTGAATTCTTAAATATCCTAGAAACAATTCTTTCGCCGTAGGCTTCTCTTAGTTCAGGACCAGATAAGTTTGTTGTGATGATCGTTGCCTTGTTCTGTCTGGCTTCTAAGAGCGTGTTTAACGTGTTGTTTGTAAACTGCCTACTATTCGATACCCCGCTACCTAATTCAGCTCCAATATCGTCAAAAACCACCAAATCAGTTGTTTTGATATCGGCTATAAGCGATCCTTCAATTTCTTTTCTCAGTTCAGCATTGTTATAAGAAAACTTTATTTGCTCTAATAACTCTTGATAGCTTATAAAAAGTATTTTCTTGTCATAATTTGAGCGCTCAAGTATTTCCCAAGCTGTCGCCATTGATAAGTGGCTTTTTCCGCTTCCTGATTTCCCTGATAGAATGAAATGTGAAGGATGATTCAGTAGGACATCATTTACATAGCTTTTAGCTCTTTCTAAAGCAATTTTCGTTTCTTGGTCCACTACGTGATAATTCTCCATTTTGCATTTAAACAAAGTTTTATCTGTTAAAACCGAACCATTTTGAAAAAAACTCAACGCTCGTGCTTTTAAGCTGTCGTTATATATCCGTTCGGTCTGTATATCCTCTTTCACACGTAACGCTTTATAACCACAACTCATGCATGTTGGTTTACAACGTTCTGAACCATCCTTATTTTTAGCTCGCCAACTATACAAAGGTTCGCTACATTCTGGACATTTTCCGCTTTGCACTAATACTCTTCTTATTAGTTTCTCCATAGCATTTGCTAGGCTTTCCATGTGATGCATCTCCTTTTTAAATTGGCAAGTCGTCATATTCACTAGGATTGCTGTACTGTAGTTTTTGACTTTGCTTTTTATGATTTTTCTTGTCTGCTTTGATTTCGAATTTGAGCTTCTCAAATTTTTCTCTCAATTTCTTAGCACTTCTAATATTTCCAAACCAAAATTCATTTGTAGGTAGCCAATTGATCACATACTCAATCGCTTCTATAGACGCTTTGTCTCTTTCTTCAATCAACCTGATTGTGTCTGCCCATTTTTCGATATCTACTTTATTCATTTCTTTTGGAAAATCTTCAGTTAAATTACTTTGCAATTTTTTAGCAAGGCGTAAGTGTTCGTCAGAATACTTACCTTTCTTTTCTTCTTTATCTATATCTTTATCTTCTTCTATATCTTTATCTGTACCGTCACGTGACGTCACGCTAACGTCATTTTCCAATTTGAGACGTTCCTGTCTCTTTCTTTCCCTGTATTTACGGTTTCTTTCAGCATTTTTTAGCCTTACTTTATCCATACCCTCGATATTTTGATGTTTTTCCCAATTACTGATGGCAATTAGTCCATCACTGCTTAGATCAATCATGTTGAAATTTGCCAATGTAGTTAGCGCTAAGCGAACCGTATTTACGTTTTTGCCAAACAATGTAGCAAGCATTTCTTCGGTATAAGGCATGTTCCTCTGGATATATATCAGACCATCGTCGTTAGTCTTTCCTGCTAAAACTAGTAATCGAATCCATATAACGATGATGGCATCCGACTCAGGAACAGCTTGAATTAATCGTATTTTTTCATCGTCAAACATAGTAGTTTTAAGTTTGATCCAACTTATCTCAGCCAAATTTATCCTCCTATTCTTAACTTTTTAATCGTTTCATGACTTAACTTGATTCCTTTGATTTGATATTTATTTTTGAAATTGATCACACCTATTTTGTGTTTCTCTGTGTGATGGATTCTGCAGAGTGCTGCAAATGTGTACTCTGAATGATCAACTTCTTTGCGCTTTCGTCTTCCTAGCGCTTTGTCAAAGTGATCGATGTCAACTCCTGTTTTGCCACAGATGCAGCAGACTCTTTTTGTAATGCATTTGTAGAAGTAATATTCTTGATTCGCTGGTAAAATCTCATAGCCTTCTTTGAAAGGAATATGATGTTCAAAGATGAAATCTAAGATGATATTTGCTAAGACATTAGCATCACTCACAGTTGTATTCGATTCGTCTTTGAGGCTTATTTTGCGCCCTGTGACGCCTTCAAAACGGAAGTAGAAGAATTCCTTCCAGAAGTCCGTTGGCATGCCTGTATCGATGAAAATATCGCCTATGAGTGCATAGATGAAGTTTCGTTGCTGCACAGTAAATCGACGTGGATCAATAAATCGAACTTCAATAATCCGATCACCATCATATCCGTCGTACATCGTCTTCAAACGTTCGATGTTCACTTCTTCATTAATAGTTGCACCTATGTCTTTTCCTTTGAACTTTTTCAGAACCGCTGAATATGAATCGATTAATGGTTTAAACACTCATATCACTTCTTATCTAATTCTTTTCTCTTAGCTGCTATTGCTCGCTCCATCAAGGCACATTGCTCATAGCTTAACTGTTCAATAGTTTCAACGTTATCAGCTAAGAGCCCTAATTTATCTGTCTGCTCATTAACATATTCAATTAAGGTTTTGGTCATATCTTTACCCATCTGCTCATTGAAAGCTTCTAGAATCGTCTCTAGCATATTTAATTTCTTTGTATCGATTCTAGGTGGTGTTGGAATATCTTCCCCTTGAAATACATATAATCCCAGTCCGTGTAGAGCCAATGCTTTCACAAAGCATCGCTTCAATGAGTTATTGATTTGCATTGCATTTGGTTTAACAACTGGTTGGTTTCGATAATCTAAAACAGGAAATAATTCGGTTTCCGTGTGTCCTTTAACCGTTACCGAGACAGATACATAAGTACCTGTTTCATCCATAAGAAAAGGTTTATATTCCTCAACAAGAAAGTCTTGATGAGTTCCAGAAACAACTCTGTAGTGTTTATACTCATTAATAGTTACCGTTGCCTGTGGATCATTCTTTTTCATAATCTCCCACGCGTGAGCCCAAGATAAATAATCAAAATTTCCTTTTTTCTTGAGTATTTTATTTAATTTGCGACTAAAAAGTTTTTCGAAGTTCGTTGTCCCTTTGCTTTCACTCATCAAATTCTGCCTCCATTTCAGCAATGTATTTCTTACCTGATCCGTAATAAGAGATATCAATCAAGTTATCTCTGTCATACTCTTCTAGCGCATCAATCAAGCCATCTTCGATGACATAGATATATTCAGGTTTTTTGGACTTCCTCGATAAATGGATAAGATAGACATGATCCCAAATACTCACAAAATTTCCCAAATCGTCTTGATCACATGCTAGTTCTTCATCTGTCAGAAGATTACGTCTGATTTTTCGATTATTTGTTTCCTTGACATTCGATTTGCCCCAACTAGGATCAGTCAAATATTGATCTAGAGTGGAAAGTTCATTTTCCATATGTTAAAATCTCCTTAGATGTATTTTCTTTGTGACTCTATGCTTGCCGGCGGAGTCACTTTTTTATTTGTTGCCATGCTTTTTGCTTTTCGATATGTTGCTTGCTTAAAATAATAGGACGGCTATTTGCCCACCAATTATCAGCAATTACTTTACCGATTTTTAGCGCTTCTTCTCGTGCCATAGTTGCTCCTTTCTTTTGAATCAAGCAGATTGATTAAAACCATCAATGCTGCGAACAAGCTTCCCCCGATAATACTTTGGTGCGCTACAATCACTAATAACCCCAAAATGAATCCTATAAAAAGTGTGTCTGTCTTCTTCACAATCTAATCTCCCTATTTTTTATTTCTAGCATTCTCAAATCCTCAAGTTCAGAAGCAATTAGTTCAGCTTGTCTATCTGATAGCTCATCGGCTTTTCTAAGAGCTGCACGGTCATCTTGTAATTGCTTCCTGCGTTGTTTAATCAAACGGAGAATTTGATGTTCTTGTTGCAATGTGTAGGACATAAAATCATTCTCCTTTGCCTTTAGAACTCAAAGTTTTCTTTCAAAAATCTTTGGAGTTCCGATCGTTCAATTCTGATGTCTAACTTGCTCCACTGCTGTGTTTTTAAGCCTAGGTTTATCCAATGTGTTAATTTGTCATCACCAATGCCTAAAATTTTTTTCACCTCTGATTTGTTTGGATACGGAGGAAGCTCCACTGACTTGTTCATTACCTTCAGTCGTTCATCAAGTGCATCTAAAACCTTTCTTACTATTTGTTCTGTCAACTCATCTGCTATCAATTCATCTGGTACTGTAATCTTCATCAAATTTTCCTCCTAATATTTTTGTTTACTTTTTACTCTGAAAATAATCAACTTGCTTCCTTCAAAACATCTGAAGGAGACAATATTTTTACACGATATTTATTTGCGTCTTTCCATTTTAAAAACCAAATAAAAGTATGGTAATGAATAAATGTGGTTGAATGTCCTGGACGAACAATTCCTTCTGAAAATTCAGGAATTGTTTCCATTTCCTTGCAGTATTCAACTAAAGTAGTTTTTGACATGCCGTGGAACTTCTCCAAGATCAAACTTTGACGATACCAATCGTCTGGGTTTGCTGCCTTCTCAGTAGCTTCTATCAACTCCGAAAGCGTTGGTTTTTTCATTTCGTTTTCCTCCTCTACAATTCGTACATAGTGATAATCGAATCTATAATTCTGTTTGCTTCTGCAGAAGTCTTTTTACCGTTTAAAATTAAAGATAAATAGCTTTTACTAATTCCAAATCTTTCAGCAAGCATGGTGTAAGTTAAGAACTTCGAACTTTCGACATATTCTTTGATTTTTTCTCTATCTCGTTGAGTGATTTCTGCAATGTCAGTCATACTAAAACTCCTTTCTAACAAATTTCCTCTAAATCCATTTGAGGGTAATAGCCCTCTGCGATTAATAAGTTGTAAATAAACACTCGCCCTTTCTGTGTCCATTTGGTATTCATTACAACTTTAGTGCCGCCATCGGCTTTCGGAATCTCACTTGTGTGCGATTTTGTGTATCCTTGGTTCATATGTTTTCGGTAAAGTATCCATTGTCCGCTAACTTTATGTTGAACACCTAACTCGTTAAGCAATTTGTTTAGAGCAATTGCCGACATTCCGTAATCAGCTGCAATTTGAGAAGTCGCTACCGTATCTGTCGATGAAAGAATCGTATCTAAGTAGCTAATCTTTGGTTCGTACTCGGCAATTTGTTGTTCGAGTAATTGGTTCTTTTCTTCTAAATCTGCTGCTAAACGCAATGCTTGTGCAAAACTTTGAGGTACATTTGAATAGCTACCTGTTTTTCTGATTGTTGGAAGGACTTCTTCCATTACCCAAGCCTCAAATTTTTCAGCGCTTGGTAAGTTCGATTTGATAATCAAGCGGTAAACATCTGATTCTGGAATAACTTTGAAAGATTGGCGACGACCTAGCGAATCGCTACCCCATGTTTTTACGGCTTTTTTACAATGTTTATTAGTAGCATCGCTCGGGTTTTTGTATCCTAATGTTTTAGCGACATCATTTGCTACGAAATACGGAATGTCATTTTCTAGAAACGTCCGAACTTCGTTTTGTTCGAAATTGAAAATTTGTGGTGTGTTCATTTTTTCATTCCTTTCTTTGGTATAATTTCCTTATCAGTGTGACAGGCTGAAATAATTGATAAGGAGGTGGCAACTTTGAAAGACTATAAATTGGATTTCCAGTCTGAATTGCCCATAGAGTTCGTAAATGAATTCAAAATTGAGGCGCCAGATAAAACTCGTACATTATTTACTTTCAACCACGATATGATTCTTCAAGAATTCGAAGATGATACTGTAATATGCGTTGCTCGTGATAGTGAGTTTTTAACTATCTATTCGAACCGTAAATTCAATCAGACAATACCGGTACGAAGCAAGAAGGTTATTATTTATTTTGAGGAATAAGCTTTCCTTCACCCGTCTGCGGATCATATTCTATTTTCGATTCTGGATGTTTGCGTTTAGTGTGCTCCTTGCTACTTCCAATAGCTTGGAGCAATTCTGCTATTTCTTGTGGCTTTGCTTCAATGCTAATTTTCATGTTGTTACCTCCTTCTCTGGTATACTCACTGTAGAAAGTGAGGTGGATCTATGAGTAGAAAAACCAGTGTTAAAATCAGTGGCGACCTTGAAAAAATCATAAAATCCGAAGCAAACAAGATTTTAAAAAAGGGCGTCGATTATACTTGTCCTTCCTGTGGTAAAAAAATTAAAATATCTAATGGAAAAAACAAGTGTAAATATTGCGGAGCTGAAATTGATTTCAAAGGCAAGGTTTAGTCCTGCTTAATCTCAATTTCAAATTCCTTTGAAGCCAATTCGTCTGCCAACGTTTTGGCTTCTTTTAATAACTCAATATATCTTTCAGCTTTTTTTGTTGCATCATCAATTCCGATTATTTCTACAGTTATTAATTCGGTTTTTTTATTTTCCATCTATTTCTCTCCTTTCTTTTATATTCGTAAACAAATTTAACAACTATTTTCTAAATTTGATTGACAAAGCATAGAGTTTTATTCTATACTTTGTACATAGTTAAATAAGACATATAAACATTGATTTTAAAAGCTTTCTTGGCGGTTGGCGTTTAATAATCAAAAGTGTTTTTTGTTGTCTTTTTAGTTGTTAAATTTGTTTACAAGAACAAGTATAGAGTTTTAACTCTAATTTGTCAATAGGTAAATAGAGTTTTATTCTATATTTTTTCTTGTCAGTCTAGAAAGGTTGACATATCAATGAATCCATACGAAAAAATAAAAGAATTAACAAAGCAAAACGGAATATCTGTAAGAGAATTAGAAAAAAGATTGGGATATTCAAATGGATATTTCAGTAAATGGAAATCAGTATCACCAAACTCCGAAGGTTTGGCAAAAGTGTCAGATTATTTTGGTGTTTCTATAGACTATCTTCTAGGAAGAGAGAAAAAAGAGGCCCCTAAACATGTGGATTTATCAGAAGACGATACTGTTTTTTCTTTTGACGGAAAAGAAATATCTAAGGAGACAATGCGTAAAGCGATTGCAATTGCTAAAGCTTTAGAGGAAAATGAATAGTTGGAGTGATGGTTTGTATGTATTTAAAGTTGAAAGAAATGCTGAGTGAGTATAATTTAAAATTGATCTATATGGAAATGGAAGAACCAGGTTTTTATTATCCAAAACCAAGAATAGTATTTTTGAATGAAAAACTACACGAAGACAGTTCTGAAGCTTTTCATTTAGCCCACGAGCTCGGTCATTTCATTGCTTCACATTTTGAATATTCAGTACTGTACGATAACTCTACAACTTTTCATTCAAAATTCGAAACTGAAGCTGATAAAATTGCAATTATGATTTTACTAAATATCTTTATTGAGAACGAACTGACTGATGAAACTCAGTTCAAATTAGAAAATTTCATGAAGTTCTACTCTATCAATAATAAGTTAAGAACAGAATGTTTTAATGTTTGCCAGTCATATTTCAAGAAAAAATACTCTTATGCACAGTAAAAAAAGCCCGTGCTGCAACACGGACTTATGAGAGCGACTTCATTTAAAAAGTCAAATCTATTTTACCATAGAAATGGAGAGTTAGGATGGAAAAAAATTTAGGTCAACATATTATTACATGTAAAAATTGTGGCAGTAACAGAGTTTCTGTAACGTCCCCTAGATCAAATGGTTGTATGCTTTTTTTTATAGGACTAATGCTTCTAAGTTTCGGCTTTTGGATTCCTATAATTGGATGGTTAATAATGATTCCTTTAGGAGGAATAATGATGCTATTATCTTTTTTTGTTCCTTTATTACAAAAAAATTATAGCGTGACGTGTAAAGCCTGTGATAATAAGTTTGAAGTTTCTAAAAAACAATACCAAAAATACATTAAAGAAATTAAGTAATAATAAAACACGCCCCACCGTCCAGAGTAAGAGCGTGCTTTTAGAAAACAAACCTATATAGGTCTATTTGTTATGCCTATTATAGCAAATGATAGGAGATGTTAAAAGTGTGGGTTGAACAAACCAAAGATGGGCGATTCAAGTTTATTGAAAGATATGTAGATCCTTATACAGAAAAAACACGGAAAAAATCTACAACACTTACAAGTAATTCACCACAAGCGTGGAAAAAAGCTCAGAAAATTCTAGATAAAAAAATTAAAGAAGCACTCGAAGATTACAATAAATCAGATATCACTTTTGGTGAGTTGTATAAAGAATGGTATGAATATTATAAGCAGCATGTTAAACGTACTAGCTATTTGAAGGTTCCAATGATGATGAAACATGTTTCTAAGCACATAAGCGATGATACGATCGTTAGAAACATTGATGAGACACTCATTAATAAGATAATTGAAGATATGTATACGTTTGGTGACCTCTCACTGAACTACACAAAACAAACAAAAACAACTCTATCTGTTATGCTAAACTATGCAATCGATAGAAAATACATTCAAAGAAACCCTGCGCTAGCAGTTAAAATCCATCCTAAAAAAGTGGAAGAAGAAAAAAGAAGGCTTTCTATGAATAAAAAATATCTGGAGAAAGAAGAAATTGATCAAATACTGAAACAGCTATACTCCAATCCTCGCAGAAAACTACACGGCATAATAGCTGAGTTTCTATATTTAACTGGTTTGAGATATGGGGAATTGCTAGCTTTGCAAATGAAGGACTATGAGGATGGGAAAATTTCCATTAATGGGACCTTAGATTACACATCTGTGAAAATGGATAATGCTATAAAAACAACTCCAAAAAATACTTATTCGCAACGTGAAGTGCAATTACCCAATCGTGCAAAAGAATTGATTGAAAGTGTGATAGCTGACAATATTCTTGCAGGTAGACCCACAGATCCCGATCAATATATATTTATATCTACAAGTGGCACTCCGCTTGCGCTGCACTCATTTAACGCTATACTCCATAAAGTAGAGGAAGAGTTGGAATTAGAAAAAAGTCTATCCTCACATATATTCAGACATAGCCACGTTTCACTATTATCTGAATTAGGCGTACCTCTTAAAGCCATTATGGAGCGTGTAGGGCATTCTGATGCAAACACAACTCTGTCTATTTATAACCATGTAACAAAAAGAGCCAAACAACAAGTAATTGATAAACTAAATAGCCTTTGA